CTAATACTCCTAGATCATCATTCTTAGCACCTTTAAATAAGTTTCTTTTTTCACCTAAAGTAAATGGTGAACAATATATTATTAAAGGTTTGCCTTCCTCGCCCCATTCAGCTACCTCAATCTTTTTAATCCCTAAAGATTCAAACTGTGCCTTCACTCTATCTATTACTGCCATATATCTTCCTTTTCTAATTAATTAATTAATTTGCTGTTCCGATTGTTACTGCACCAGTACCTTGGAAAGTAATTTCTGCTTCTACCATTCCATCAAAAGATGCACTTACGTTATATCCAGTTACTATCGCATCAACTGCGTAAAACTTATCACCAGTTTGATTACCTTCTGGAAATAAATTTAAAGTGATTGATGAACCAACTGTGCATAATAATTGTCCAGCATCAGCTTCGTCAAAAAATACACTTGCTGAACCTGAACTACCTTTTAAACCTACTTTGTAAGTTCTTACAGCATCACCCATTGAAGTATCTTCAATAGTGTCTGATGTTTGTTCTAGTGTATAGCTTCTTAATTCACCTAAAACAGTAGAACCAATTTTAATTGTTCCTTCTGAGCCAGTATGAGTTGCCATTTTGTTCTCCTTGTTTGTTTATATTAAGGTGTGCCAGAAGTGTATTGATACATAACTCGCACCACCATTCTGATTCCACCTATTGGAAACAAAACTCCTTCATCAGTAGATACTTCTACTATTTGAGTTTGTTTTGCATACCCACCTCGTGTTCTATCAGAATCCAGTCTAGTTTCAATCGTAGAAATTAATTCATTTCTTTTTGTGTCAATATTTGTTGGTGTACCTTTAACAAATCCAATAATTACATAATCAACAGTAGCTTGTCTTGTTATTGTGCTTGATGTCATTGTTTGATCTGATCTAGTTTCATTACCAGTTTGAATAAAACAAGCTGGATATTGTTGTTCAGATAATTCATCTACATTAAAAGGTTCTCTAGTAATTTTTTTAATTGTAATGGGTGATGTACCAGTAGAAATTGTAGTAATTATATTACTGGCTATGTTTTCTCGTTTGCTCATATTCTGCTTAATTTAGTATATTCTTCCATAAATTTATTTTTAAGTAATGGTGCTTCAGCATCACCTATTGCAAAAAATTTTCTTTTTCTTTGATTACCCATAGCTTTTAATCCTTCTCTTATTGCTGTAAAATAAACTTGTGCTTGTGTGGGTGAAGATTTTTGTGTCATATTAGATAACATCTTACCTGAAAAGAATAAATCTGGTTTAGTTGGTAATTGTTTTGCTTCTCTTATTTTTCTATATTCAGGAGTGTATTTAACAAAATCATTTCCTTGATAATCTTTTCCTCTTGCTGTTCTTCTTTTAATTATAAACATTAAAAATTCAGCAGTTCTTCCTAATGACTTTTGAACTATTAAAGGTTGTTCTCTAATTTGTTTTTCAAAACCTTCAACAACTTGTAATACATTACTTTCAATATTTAATTTCATCTAATTAGTTTAAGTCTATGATAAGGTGCTTTTTCTGCATCTGCGACTGTATTAGAATCATCAGCATCATATTCAACACCATCTCTTAAAATAGATTCAAATTCATCAGAATACATTTGTTGGTAATGTTTCATCATAACTTGGAATCTATCTGGGTTGTCGTTTGAATTAAATTTAGTTAGTTGTGGACACGCATAAAAACCTATCACTCTATAAACACTTGCTCTTTTAAATTGTGCATCAGTTAATAGTGTTGCGTCCATTTCTGTTGTGTTTAGAATTGCTATATCTCTATAAACTTCTTTTGAATAAACTGGAAACCATTTAATTCTTAATTCTCTCTCAATATCTGCTCTAGCTTGTGCGTGATAATCATTTGGAGTTGTAAAACTTGCTATTCCAAAAGTTAAAATATCTGGTTGGTAAAATGTTAAATCTGCATCTACTGAAAAATTAGCCATGTTGTTCCTTTATAATATATTTTCTTCTTAATGTTCTAGGAGAAATAGATGCAAATATTTCTGCTTCAGTTCTCTCTAGGTCTTTATCAAATCCAAAATGTGTAGTTGATGTATGTTTAAATCTATCTACTAGCACATAACGATAGACATAATCCTTATTCTTAAAATGTAGAATTGTTTTAGGATTATCTATCTGTTTCATAATTAAATGGTGGGGCTTTTACACCCCACCGATTGTCTTAATTAAACAGTAGTATCAGTTATAACTGCACAACCATAAGATTGTTTAATCGCACCTTTACCATAAGTGATAGAAGCAACGATTTCAGTAGCTCTTAAAGAGGCATCTCTTTGAGTTTCTACTTTAAAATCTTCTTTAAGTGCAAGTCCTAATGAAGCTGGGTGAAATACTGCACCATAAGCATCATCAGAAGCATCTGGAACAATATTTGCATTTTCAAATATTTGAACACCAGCTACTGTACCAATGAAATTATTTCTTAAAATTTCATTTCCAATATCTGATATTGCATTTGCATTTGTATTGTAACCAGCTTGAGTTAAACTTTTCTTTAAATTGTAAACTGCTCTAGGGTGAAATACACCATAGTAAGGAGCAGGTACATTTAACATTCTTAGTTTAGCAACAGCTTTGAAAATTAGATCTGCATCTAATTCTACTGCCGCAGCACCTACTTCGTTTGTTGTAAAGTTTACAAACAATGCCGCTAAATCAGTATCAACTTTTTTAGCGATTGCATTTCCAAATAATTGACCAATGTCAGCACCAACATTTCTTGACGCCGAATCTCTGCCAAGATCTGTTAATGTAGTCATCACGCCAACTTCCGATGCTGTAATAGTAGCTTCAGTTGGATTAATTGCTGTGTTAGTTAAATCAGTAGCTTCGTTAACAGCGTTTGCTGATACAGTAGGATATACTGGTACTGATATAGTTTTTCCTGATCCAGTTATTGGATAAGTCGTAACAAGAGGTCTCATTACAGATGTTTCTTCAAATGTAAAGATTGCTTCTTGTGTAATATTTTCAAACAGTTCGTCTAGCGTGCTTGAAGTTGTTTCGTTTGCCATAGTTTTTAGTTTTGTTTAGTTGTTAGTTTCATTTTAAATAAACCTTGATCTCGTTGTTTCCTCATTTCAGAATATAATTTTCTGTCATTCGGATTACTTAAATCAAGATCACCCATTTTTATTGGTTTAGGTGAAGAACCACCAATCTTACTTTGTGAACCTACTCCACTTTGAGTAGCCATCACATGATGTGGATTGTTTTTTAAATATTCGCTTACTAAATCATTTACTGACATAGGTTCGCCTTTATCTGAATATCTTGGAGTTCCATCTTCGTTGATAACTTCAACAGAACCTTGATCGTTTAGTCTGACATTTGATCTTAGTAGTTGTTTAACTTCTGCTGGTTTAACAGCTTTCATTCCACTAGCTACATTGACTAAAGTTTCGTCTATACGAATCCTTTTTAATTCAGATTCCAACGATTGAATTTTTTGATCCTTTTTTGATACTGTTTCTTTTAAAACTTTATCAAACTCACCTCGTTGTTTGGCGATTTCAAGTTCCTTATCTTTTTTCTCTTGAATTAACTTTTTAGCTTCTTCAATGTCAATTCCATCAAGTTTATTAGATACAGTTTTTTTATATCTATCTAATCTTCTTTGAACAATTTGTTCTAACTGGTCAGCAGTAAAAACTTTGTTCTCAGTTTCTTGATTTTCAGAAACTTCTGTTCCAGCATTTGTTTGAGTTGCTGTTTTCTCAACCGAGTCTTTTTTAACTTGCTCGTTCATAACTTAACTCCTTCATTATTGTTAAGATTATCAAATATCAATAACTGTGAATAAATGCAAGTTTAAAGAGTAGAATTGCCTTCTTCATCTACCCAGCTAGGATCTATTGGTTGCCAACTATGTCTGCAATTATAACCACCTCTAACTATAAATGGACTTCCTTGATCTCTACCTTGTCCAGTATCATTAGCCCATATTTCTCTTATTTGTTCTTCATTATAAACTTTACCTGCGTGTTTTCTGCAAAAATCCCTAGAGTCTTTTATTATTGAACCATAATATAAATAACTAGATAATCCTAATTCATCTGCTCTAAACTTAGCTAACTGTCCATCAAAGCCCATAATAGAATCGGTTACTAATAAACTAGCATACTTTACAAAGCTATCACCTTCTGATGTTCTACCATAAACTTGTTTAAGTTCGTCAATAGCTGTTTTAACTTCTGTACCATCTGGATTGTTAGCAATATATTCTACGAGCTCTTG